CGAACTCTGGTTGCGGGCGCATGGCAGTTTCGAGCATGAAACGTGTGATATCTCCCAGGATGCCCGGCGGTTCGGTCAACCCCGTGGGATCGGTTTCGGGGATCATCTTATGAACTGGCACATTTTTCGCTGTCACCAGCGGTGGTGATTCCACCCAGCCGTTCTGCTTGGCCATCCAGAACACGGTGGAGAGGGTGACGCCGCCGTACTGCTTCATGCTCTGCCATGCTGATCGCTGGCTACGTGGATCGTATTTAGAAGACTGCATCGACCATTCGGTCCAGAGCCCGTAGGCCTGCTCGCCAGCCAGTGTCGAATGCAACGCCATTCCGACCTGCAGCCAAGTCTGGTAGTCATCCGAGGGGATGAACACCAGCGCCGAGCGGATCTCCTGCACCTTGTCCAGCGGCAGGAGTTGCGAATGGCTGGAAACCGACGTTGTTCGCTGCTGCTGGCAGAGTTCGAGCAACCAGTCGGGCGCGTCAGCTATAACAGCACCCTCCGCCGGATCGCTGGCAGCCTCCCATTCGTAACGGCGTCCCGTTCGGTGCAGGCTGGGTGGTGCGAGGACATAGCCGCCATCCGCACGCACATCCAGCCCTGCCCCGAGGGACGCCACACCGGATTTGATCCGGACGTCTGCTGGATAACGGAAGTAGAGATGACGGCCACCACTACCGGTCAGCACCTCAAGAGTGTCCTGATGCCCCTGGGTGATGGCTTCCCAGTTCTCATCCCCGAGAAAACCGTTCTCCTGTCTGTTGTCGATGTCGACCACCAGCAGCCGTCCAGAAGCTTCGCCGGTGGCGATGGCGATATTTGCCCAGGGAAACTTCTTCCACCAAGCCTGGATCACCCGCGGATCGGTGCTGGCATCCTTGAACCCGTGCTTCGTCAACGGATGCTTACCCGGGCTGGCACAGTCCGCCCGCCCACAAGTGCAGCGATCCTCACGCATGCTGTGCGCCGGAAAGATCGCCCACCCGTAAGAGGCGTAAGTCAGTGCGTCATGAAGCAAATCAGAATGGGACATAGTCGACATAGACCTGCATGTATGCCCAGGCGGCCTGTTGAAGCAGCTGCCGGAACTGTCCGGGTGAATACTGTGACAAGGGCGTCTCGGTCAGTAGCTGTGATTCGATCAACTCGCCAGCTGCATTCATGGCGGCTTCGACAGCGTGCTGTTCCAGCTCTTCGTCGGTCCATTCGCCATTGTTAGCCGCGAACAGCACCAGGCGCTGACTCTTCAGCTTTTCGTAGTGCTCAAGGGTGACTGTGATCATCTTCTGCATCAGAACGGCACCTCCACATCGTCATAGCGAGCGTAGTCTGCATCCTGGTCGTAGCCCATCTCGTCCGCATCAATCTCAACCGTAGGTAAGTCGGTCTCCTCGAAACGGTGACTGACAATCCGCCAGAACTTGCCTTCTTCCTTGACGCTGATAGCCGTCGGTACCTTCAGTTGATCCGCTGCTTTCAGCGCTTCATGAACGGTGGCCACAGACGGATCTCCACCCATGCGCCGCCACCACTGCCGTGCCTTCTTTGCAGCGAACCCGTCATGTTCCAGGCAGACCCATTCGGAGTAGCGGGTGTAGTACCCTTCGTGATAGTCCACCTTTAATGAGTCCGGCTTGCCCGGTTTCGAATACCGGGAGTACCGGATTCGCTGAACCATTACCCAGGTGGGTTTGTTCTCACTGATGATGGCCTTGGAAGATGCCGTCGGTTTCAGCTCGCTTTGGGGCGCTGGAAACTCGTACTGACAATCCGGACAGATTCGAAATCCAGCAAAGATCACGGAATGGCACTTGGGGCAGGTCTTCACAGGTGCTTCGCCGTTGCCCTGCCCCGGACGGATGGGTTTCACCCGATCAATCGGTCCATGCCGTTCGATATTGCGGGCGAAATCCAGCACCAGGCAGTCTTTCTTACCGGGTGTCGTTCGCATCCCTCTCCCTGCCATCTGGACATAGAGGCCTGTCGATTGGGTCGGTCGGATAATCGCCAACAGATCGATACCGGGGTGATTGAAACCAGTGGTCAGGATATCGCAGTTGGTGATAGCCTGAACCTCTCTGTCTTTGAACGACTGCAGAATGAATTCCCGCTCCATCAGGTTCGTAGAACCGGTAATCGTTTCAGTGACAACACCGTTTTTGCGAAGCACATCCCTGATCTTTTCCGCATGCTGAACTCCGGTGCAGAACACCAGCCAGGACTTGCGGTCATAGCCATACCGGATGATCTCACGGACAGCGGCTAGGTTGACATCTTCCTTGTCGACCGCCGCCTGTAGTTCACTGTGGATGAACTCACCGCCGCGCAAATGCACCCCGGACACATCCAGCTTCGTACCTGGGGCCTTAGTGACAAGCGGTGACAGGTACCCTTCATCGATCAGCCGTCTCACCGGGATTTCGTACGCGATGTCGGTGAAAATTCGGTCGCTTCCTTCAGTCAGAAGGCCACTGTCCAGCCGGTAGTGTGTGGCTGTGAACCCGATGATCTTGACATGCTTGTTCAGTTCCACCATGTCATCGAGAAAACGCCGGTACATGGTGTCCGATTTTCGGGGTACCAAATGGCACTCATCGATCAGGATCAGGTCGAACGCGCCCAGTTCATGTCCACGATTGTGAATGCTCTGAATCCCTGCGAACAATACCTGGGCGTTCGCGTCGCGTCGTTGAAGTCCAGCGGAATAGATACCGGCAGGTGCCAATGGCCAGTGTTCGACCAGCTCGCTGTAATCCTGCTGGATCAGCTCCTTGACGTGCGTCAGGATCAGGATGCGTTGATCCGGCCAGACATCGAGCACCTCGTGGATGAATGCCGCCATGACGAACGATTTTCCAGAAGCGGTCGGCATCACAATCAGCGGATTACCGGTATTCGCTTCGAAATACTGGTAGATGGCATCCACGGCTTCTCTTTGATATTCACGCAGTTCCATGCTGATCCAGTATCTGTTTGCTGCTCAGTCCAGCATGGCCGTTACGCATGGTGCTGCCGTCCTTCAAGGCATAATCAACCCAGTCATCCCAGGCATCGATCACTTCACCGGAAAACAGATCTGGGATGTAGAGATGATCGTTGCAGCCAACCCGCTGTGCTTCCAGGGTGAGTGTCTGATCGTGTTTGCTGCAGTGCCACCCACCCTCGATTGGGGTGCTGTGAAGACATGTGCGGCAGTTGACTTCAGCGGGTCGCCCTTCGTGGCAGACAGCCCGATGGTCGCAGAACCTGCATTTCCAGAACTCTGGATCGTCGCTTAGTTTCGCAGGAGGGCTATCGGCGGCAATGATCCGCTCCGCCTTCCGTTTCAGCAGATCGGCGTAGCCGGGATCAGCCTTGATTCGCTCGCCGTACAGCTCATCCGTGTTTTTGTTGACGGCGAGGTAGAACGCCCGCTTCAGACCCAGGTACTCCATGTAGACCACCATCTGGGCGTAGTGCTCCGGCGAAGTCTGCTGCACCCCATGTTTCTTCAGCAGGGCGAACCGCTTCTCGTTGTAGGTCTTGAACTCCAGCAGGTGCCAGGTCTTGGGGGCTTCGAGAATGCCCAGGGCAACGCCATCGATGGAACCGCCAAAGTGTCCACCAAAGTCACTGAATCCGTACTGCTTCCCGGTCGCTTCATCCCGATCATGGACTTCTACCCCAACAGACCGCAGATCAGCCACAAACCGCTCTTCTTCGTGCTGACCGGTGTCGAACAGGCGCAGCAATCGACCGCTAAACCGCGACGGACTGCACCACCGGAAACTGTGCCACAGCTCCCTTTCACACTCCCGGCCGATCAGGGAAGCGCCGAGATGCGGACGGAACTGTTTGTCCCGTCCGCTCTCATACGCCGTGAAGATCGCCTCGACCGTGGGTGAGACCTTGTCCGGCACGACCGCCATTACTTCCTCTTCCAGGGAGGGACGGTGGAGTTGGTCGGACCGGAAGGCTGGGGTGCCGCTGACGCGGCAACAGTCGAACGCGATGCCGGTGGAGTCTGGGTCGCCGGAGTACGCCCGCTGCCCTCAACCGCCTTGAAGCCGCGGATGACATTCTGCTGCCCGTATTCCGCGCTGTTCTTCACCTTGACATTGATTTCCAGCGGGATGTTGTGCAGCTCGATGCTGTCCTGGATGCGCAACTTGCCAACGGCGTGGCAGATCGAACTCAGCTCCCGCTGCGCGATCTCCACCGCCTGCGGGGAGGGGTTGTCCAGGTTCAGCTGAGTCCAGATTTTCCTTCCGGCGAAGGGTCCGTCCAGAATCGTGAACTCCAGCCAGAGGTACTCACCGGTGCCTTTGCTGTTCGGGCGCATGTCGCTGTCATTGATCTCGGCGATGTATTTGCCCGCCGGGATGACGTCGAAATCTGTACTCGGCTCGACTTGGGTGGAGTCAAAGCCGTGTTGTCCAAGGTCAGCCATTGTTGTTTTCCTCTTTGGTGGGGTTGAAAGCGTTCAGGTAGTCGTTGCAGTTGAGGGGGATTTCATCCGGCAGATCGAAGCGGTTTTTGGCATAGAACGCCGGGCGTTCGGAGAGGTACATCACCCGCTCGCCGCTTCCGATGGCACGTCCTGCCTTGGTGACCTGGCCGCGTTTGTCCTTCGTTGCGCCAGTCACTGAGATGCGGTAGTTACAGAATCCCACCACATCGGCCCAGCGGTAGAGCATAGCCGCCGCCTTGTCATTGAGCAGGTCGATGGTGTATTTGCGGTAGGGATCGGCTTCCGGCGGCTTGATCTCCTTGTCGATGGAGTGGCCGATCAGACTGATGCGCAGCCCGCGATTGATCCGCAAACTGTCCAGGCCATCGAGGATCTCCTGCCACAGCGGCAAGGCTTCGTTACGCCACTTGAAAAAACCACCGCCATTTGTGCCCACCTTGTCAAGGGAGTCAACCTGCCAAAGGTCAAGCAAACGGCGATGCAGGATCGGTTCGAAGGCGGTCACTGTATCCAGCACGACCGACTGGAACGGGTGATCCTCATGCAGGGCCGTGATTGCCTCGACCGCATCCTGGTAGCTTTTGATCTCCCAATGATCCACACCCGGAAGCCCGGACAGCCCATCCTCGGTGGCCAGAAACACCGGGGCAGGCAGCATGGAACCGAGAGTCGATTTACCGATCCCCTGCGTGCCGTACCAGAGATCACGCGTCGGCAATGCAGAAGATTTCTTCAGGGTCTCCAGTGAGATGCTCATGCCGCCACCCCCTGGGTAGTGGGGGACTTGGCTTCCTGGATCGGATCGTTGACCACCCGATCCACCTTGAAGGCCTGCTCACCAAACAGGCGGACCATAAAGCCACCGAAGACCCGTGCGATGTGCTGACCGACTTCGTTGTCCGCGTCAATCCAGCAGACATTGTCCTTACGGGTCGCCTGGAACCGGGCGTCCAGATGGATCTGTGTGCGACCGTGGATGCACTCCGCCGCCAGGGTCGCCAGCATCAGCGTGCTGTCGATCTCCTCGAAGGGGATCGTGGGTTTGAAGCGAAACAGGTATCGAGTCATGCTGTCCTCTCGTTTGAGTCTATATGGGCGTACTACATACCTACCGGAAAACTCAGCGAAGTGACGATCAGCCTCGGAGGTAATCCTGCAATCCGCTGTCGATAAAAGACTTGCGCAGTCTCCCGAGTCTGTAATCAAGGGTCGTTCGCGGAATCCCCAGTTCTTTGGCCGCTTCCGCCAGCGTCATCCGTTTCAGCAGCTCCAGCAGTTGCCGTTCACTTTCGGAAAACCGTGCGAACAGCAGATCGAGGTCGATCTGCAGATCGTGCTGTTCTTCCATTGGCCTCGTCTGATACCCCATTCGTTCGAGGTAGGTATCCGTACTGGTGGTCTCCATCAGCAGGTGCCACGCCCCTTCACGTTCCTCAAGTTTCGTAGCAGAGGCGGACGTTCTCTTCCTGAAGTCCCGCTTCTCAGCTGTCCGTGAATCGATCAGGTCTGAGATCTTGTGGTCGACGATGCGGTCGATGAAGGTGTTCAGTTGCGCTTTGTCCTCATCGAACCTCGCCATTCGCTGCATCAGATCGATCATCAGGTCCTGCTCGATGTCCTCGAGATCGTCGATTGTGTATCCGGCGGTTCCGATCAGTTTTCTTGCCCTGTACCTGATGATCTTTACGGCATAGGGATCAATGCCCTTGTACCGGTTCTTCGTACCCATGTTCGGTTCTCCTCTGGCTGAGGAGGCCGGTGGGTGTCGTTCAAACCGGTCGGTGCTTCAAACGGAACGGAGGTGCTGTGAGTACGCCGGTCAGGCGACACCCACAACGACCTCCGTTCTTTACGGTCAGTACGTTGTCTGGTGAAGTGCTGCTACTGCTATCTGTGTTTTTTCAGGTGCATCTGGATGGGTAGTCCATTCTGGATGCGCAGGCTGGAAATCGTTCCGTCCCGAATTCTGCTGAACGCTTCCAACAGTTCTACGACGTTGGCTTTCAGCTCAAAATCATCCTCGGAGGATCGATGCTTCACCTGCTTTCCGAAGGCAAACTCCTGTGTGATTTCGACCGTGCCGTCAAAGACGGGTTGGCCATCCCGCAGTGGGAGGTTGTCGATCCAGCCGTATTTGAGCCGCCGCATTTCGTCGACCAGGCGGCGGCATGGTTCCGATAGTTGAGACAGTCGCATGAAGCCCTCGCAGTTGTTTCTGCGGGGAAAGAAAAAGCAGGAAAAGGCTTTTGTACAGAACAGGCGATAACGGGGATTTCGTCCGAAAATGCAATTTTCGTGTTATTCCATGTTATTCGATGCGGGGTCCATCTCTACTCGATGAGTGGAGTGAGATAGTGGTTGGGGAAGCAAATCGAATGCGGACAACAGGTTCAAGGATTCGTGATCGATGCGATCCTTCGATCAGGGGTTTTTCGACCCCGCACGCGATAACACGGAATAACATCCGATAACACGGGATCGGGCAATTCACGTGGATTTCATGTTACCGCGTGTTATCGGTTGTTAGTCTGTGCGGGCAGGGCAAAGAAAAACCGCTGAAGGAATCCCTCAGCGGTGGAAGAATGAACAGCAGATCGACTACGCTGCCTTCATGCGGCCTGCCAGTTGTCGAACACTTGCGGACCAGTGACCAGCCAGTTTCTCGTGCTCGACGACGAAGTCCTCGGGATCGAGTAGCAGACGGTAATGCCCTTGTCCGTTGGATTGTATCCAGCCCTCAGCATCCTGGGTACATTCGCGCATGGATTCACGCAGACGGGCAATATTCTGTGTGATGCTTCCCAGAGGAAGGTCCATCTCGTTCTTGTCCAACCACCCCGATTCGTCCAGCAATCGGTGGATCGCTAGGCGGAGCAGAAGACTGAACTCGCTTTCGCGGAGCATGACGGTTTTCCCGTACACTTCGATGGAACTACGTCCTTTAACAGTCTCGCCCACAAAGCGCAGTACTGTGTGCGTTCCGGCGTATGCTGCTGGCGGACGCGAAGTATCCGGTTCTCCTCGACGTGCCCGCTCGAACAATGTCCTGGCGATGGTTCGATCTGTCATCCGTTCCAAATCTTCCAGGCTGACTTCTGCAAGAGTGGACATGGAAGAGACCCCGAACCGCACCAGGTTCATAATGCGTTCTCGTCCCAAGCCATGAATCCCGAGTTTCTTCAGGAATAACCCGTTGGAAGGGACGCCTGTTCTGATCTGGTCAGAAATACGGCGAAGACGGTCAACGACCGGCAAGGAGCTGTTCTTCTTGTCAAGCAGATCCGCCATGGCACCAATCAACCAGGAAACCTGTTCGGCCAGTCGGACGATAGCCCCGAAGTACACGGCATAGTTTTCTTCGATGGCCTTGTTTTCGAAGCCGTTCGTGAATTCCCGAAGCAAAAGGGTCGATTTGCAGATACGAACCCAATCCCACCCTTCATAGCCGATGCTGCTGGTCGCCTGCAGTTCCCGAAAGCGGTCATACCCGATCTCGTCATAGACGTTCTGCGAATACTTCTGACCAGCATTGTTGAATTCTCCCTGAACCAACCCAACAGACTGTGAAAGCCCTTCGAAGGTGGCCAACACCGCGATGGCGACCTCCACAACCGATGGATTGGGGCCGAGAAAGGAATCCGCAGCCCACATCAGGTGTCTGGCCGTGTTCGCACGGAGACCATACTGGACAGCGATTACACCGTTATCCGTCAGAGCGAGGTTCATCTCCTCGTCACGAGATACCAGTTCCCACTTGACAAGCAGGTCTATCTTTCGGTTCAATTCCGCTTGAAACGTTCCATCGGTCAGCTTTCGGCTTCCCAGGGAGGCGGAATAGCTGTTGGCGAGGAAGTCGTGGATCGTATCAGCACGGTTCGCCACTCCCATGCCGAGCACCATGAGTGCTGCCGTGGCTTCATCGTACTTCATCAGCCAAGGCTCGAACTCCTCGATCGGCTTCTCTGCCATCATGTCACGGAACCATTGGCGATCAATCGGAAGGTTGGCAATCAGGATCGCACGGCCGAAATTCTCACTCAGCTGTAGTCTTCCTGCTCGACCACCCATGTTCAGAAGATCTGCCTTGCTGACTGCTGTTTGGAATGGCCGACTCGCACCCGGGACACTCGTCCATTTCTGATCATGAAGAAAGACGTTCTTCGCCGGGAGATTCACCCCCATGGCGAGAGTGGAGGTTGCGAACAAAACCATAATGCGGCCTGCTCGAAAGGAGTCCTCGATCACTTTCCGTTCTTCCAGAAGCAGATCCGCGTTATGAAAGGCGGCACCCTTCCGCATCATCTCGATCAGTTCATCACGACTGATCGATTCCTCCAGTTTCTCCATCTCCCGGATTCCTGCATCGTCTGGCTGTCCGTTGATCGCGTCGGCTGCCAGGGCAGCCATCCGACGGGAGGTGAACCGGTCCGGAACGAAGACCAGGCAGGGTTCTTTCTTTGCAACCAGATCGGCCACAGTATTGATCAGGATCTCTTCCTTGTCTTTCCCTCCGTCCCCGATGCCAGGTTCCTCGTCTTCTACCTGACCGTCGCTTGTCCAATAATGAAAGGTCCTCTCATGAAGGTAGCCGATCCTCAGCTCCACCGGGCGTTTCTCTTCACGAAGGACAGGTATGCCCAACCAGGAAGGGAAGGTTGAATCGGCGGGCATCACAGCAGACAGTCCCAGAAGCTGCGGCCGATGTTCCATGCCGCGAAGCTTGGTCAGGATCATTTCGAGCAGGGGCCCACGCTCTGGATCGTTGATCAACTGAAGCTCATCCAGCACCACCAGACCGAACTTCGCCAGGAACTCTTCACCGGCACGAATGAAGGTGAAGAACTTTTCGTAGATCACGACTGCGATATCGAAATCACCGGATGAAACACTCCTGTCGAATTCGATATGATCCCGCGTGGCTATGGCGACTTTCAGTCCCTGCGCTTTGCCCAGTTCACTAAACGTCTCAAATTTCTCCTCTGCCAGGGCCTTCAGCGGAACCAGATACAACACCTTCTTCTTGTCCCGGGATGTATGCATGGCAGCGATCTCGCCCAACAACGTCTTTCCGGAGGAGGTGGGTGCAGAGACGAGTAGGCTGCCGCCCTCAAGCAATCTGTGTCTACGGATTGCGGCCATTTGAAACGGAAGGAGATCGTTGATGCCTCGTGATCGCCAGATGTCGATCACGGCTTCAGGCATACCATAGTGCGAGAGTGCGTTGATGGGTTTCAAAAGAGTCCTCCTTCCCGGATAGTGAACTAATGTTCAATGATAGTCTGAGAAGCAGGAGGAGGCAATAGTGGTTCAGGCTTGAGCGTCTCCGGAGAAAGGGTGCCTGAATGAGAGGGTAGGGTTCAGAGGGCGAGGCGTCTCCAGGCTGTACGTTGTTCCTTCCAGCAAGCGAGTTTCGCGATTGGTGCAATGTGCTTCATCCTGATCGGTTCGCGGCCCTCTCGAACAGGGTTCAGGAACAGGATTTTCTCTTGAATGTCGGGCGCAAGCTGCAGCAGGCCCATGATCTGAGTGATCCGTGCGCGAGATACATGACCGAGAACTGCAAGCTCAGCGTAGTCCTTCGCTTCGCCACACTCGATCATTCCATCCAGCTTGATCGCCAACGCAAGGAGTCTGGTGATGCGCGGAACTCGACCGACTGGCAAATCACTGGGTTCAGGCGCATCACCAATACGCAGCTGATTGCATCCGTTCCTGCCTTTTCGGAAGTGGATGTTGAATTCCAATGTCTTACCCTGGTTCTGTTCTTCCATTCGATTCTCCTTCAACATCATGCGACCGCCGCAGTCAGCAGACTGTCGTCATGAAGGTGAAACTTGATTCTGCCAGTCCCGCCGTCGAAATCGATTCGCGCAAATACAAGTCTCAACAGCCATGACTTTTCATCTATCGTGAAATGACTCAGCAGGTCTTCAAATCGGCCGAGGGCATTGGCGCAATCGGCGATGGTAATGCCTTCGGTTTCTGCGTTTGCAATCTGGCTTCGCAAACGATGCAACTGGTTCTGAAGGGCTCGTTGCTCACGTTGATCAGAAGGCTCCGATCCATGTTGCAGTGTATCGATATGGATACTAAGCCGCCGCTCCTCCCGTCGCATGCCTTCGATTCGTTCGGACCAGAGGATTTTAACCTGCTCCTTGACCGAT